TGTATTCCTGTGTCAATAACTTCATCCTCATATTCAAATATTTCACATCTTAATTCATAAACATAAAGATTATTCAGTTGATAAAAAGGTCTCTTTCCTTCAACATATTTAATTTCAAATAAACTATTATCTAATGGAAGATATATTAAATCCCCTTCTTCTGGTCTAATTGAAGTTTCAATATCTATTTGTCCAACCAAAAAAGGACTAATAAAATCTTCATATCGTTCTTTTGATATGATAAAAGTAATTTCATCAGTAGTTCTTACCCCAAATTTTGACAAAATATCTCCCTGACCTCCAAATCCCTCAAAATTTGTTATATATGCTTCTAATCTAAATCCATCATTAAAAGTAGAAAGTATTTCTTCTTTAATGATAGTTTTTTTATTAATAAACTTTCTAGGCATATAAACAACATCTTGCCCGAACATTCTTAACTGCTCATTTACAAGATCTTGCAATAATCTTTGTTCTGATGGAGAACCGTTCAAAAAATAAGAATTTAAAGGTGCCATTTTAAGCTATTAAATCCAATGGTGGCAATTCGTATTCATTTTTCAGTTGATATTCTATTTTTTCTATTTCATTTAACGCATCTTGATAAATTTTATCACCATTTAATGTTATTCCTCCAGGCAGTTGGACATTATTATATTTTGTTAAATTCTGTCCCCATTGTTTTTTAATCAATGCTGTCAAATAGGTTTTTAACCACCAATCATTATAAACTGCTGGGGCATCTGCTGGATCAACAATTCTATAGCAATCAATAATTATATACTGGCTATCACTAACTTGTTGCCAATCTATATCAATATATAATTTATGATTTTTTTTATTAAACCTTAACTGAACATCTGGAGTTATAATTCTACTAATATCTTCCAAATGTTCTTTTACCATAGCATAATTTAATAAATCTAAAGCACCATAATAATAAAGATCATTTAAAAATAATTGATATTTAATATTAAAAAGACCGCTAGAAATAGTACTTGCATCAACTTTAAAGATACTATTTACTCCAATTACTGTATCTGGCAATGGAATAAAATTTTGTGCTTCAATATAATTTGATGTTGTCACACCAACGGAAGAATTTGCACTTGAAGAAGATTTTGAATTTCTAAAAGTATCAATTTCAAATTGTGATAACTTATGTTTTAAATATACTCGTTCTATTCCATCAAAATGCCTTTCTTGAAAATATTGAAGAGCGTCATCAAGTCTGTCATTTAATTGATCTTCATCCACATTAATTTCAATTACAGGAAATCCCAATCTTCTTAAGCAATAATCAAGTAAACCTTGACGACTATTTACTTCTGCCATAAAATTCTCCTGTTTTTTTAATTAACTAGTGGTAACTCCTGCAGTAACTAAAGCAGTCCCTTCAACAACTCTAATTTTTTTAGATCCATCATCAAGAAGGACATCATATACATATCTTCCAGATTTTAATAATGAAGTTGCAGTTGATCCTAAAGATATTTTAACTTGCCCAGGAATAGATGAAGGAAATGTAACATCAAATACAGCAGAAACTTTGCTAGTATCTGCGCTTTTTTTTAAAAAAGATTTTGCAGAATAAGAAGTTAAATCTAAAAAAGAATTATTATCAGAAGTTTGTAGAGTAAAAAACTGTTCAAAATCTGCTCCAGCAGGAATAGCAATATTTACTACATATACTGACATTACTGAAAAATTCTATTTCTTAAGTATTTAGGTTTTTTTATTAATTATATTGAAGACTAAATCTTTTAACTCACTTATTTCATTCTTAATATTTTCTATTTCTTTTTTTTCTTTTAGTATCTTTTCAGATATTTTTATATATTCTTCATATTGATAGTCATTGCAATTTATAATTGCATTTGTTTTTTCGTCTCTAAAAAGACCTTTGTGTCCATCTACTGGTATCATATTGATGCAATTGCTCTTAAATCTCTTATTTTTGGTGTAAATGTCTGATTTGTTCCTGTCATTATGATTTTAATTTGATAACCATTAAACAGTGAAAGATTTTTAGCATTAAATTCATAATTTCCAAAATCATTTGGATTTGTTGATGAACTAATAAATTTATCTGATCTTCCACTATTATTTGCAGAATTTATAACATTTCCAGAAACATCTAGATTATCATATCCTGGGAATAATTCATAAAGTTGTTGGTCATCTGGTGTATCATTTCTAAACAGTCTATATAAAACTCTAATATCATTAGAAGAATGTCTATACGCATCAAATAGAACTTTTAAACTATTAGCTGATTTTTGTAACTTTATTTTTTTGGAAATATAAACCGCAGAGTTTGGATCACCAATTAATTTATTTACTCTTGGATCTTTTGAAAAATCAGAAACTGGATTATTTATTCTATTCATTACAAAAATCATATTTACTCTATCCAAATCAATCATTGGTGAAACTTTGGAATCTTTTGTAGATAAAATCATTTCCAAAGTTAATGATTTTTTACCAGGGAACGTAGATGAATTTAAATAAGTATTTTCATTCACTTGAGATAAAACCGATCTTGTTGTTTCTAAAATATTATTAGAATTGAATGTAATATTTTGGAAACCTTGGTCAAGATATGGAGTTTCATTACCATCAATACTTGTTCCACTAACTGTTCTGAGTTTTGATGTTATTGAAGTTGTCTCTGGTAAAATTGTTTGAACAATTGGTTTTACAATATTAAAAGTAATATTTTGAGTAGATTTTGGTCCATTCAATGAAGAAGATTGTGGATTGGATGTCAAATATGAACCACCTGTTTTTTTGGATTTAAAAAACAACTCTGGATAATTATTTGAATTTCCATATGTTCTATCAACTCCATTTTTGGAAGTATCAATCTTTAAATAATATGAGTCAATTTCAATGGGATAAGTCATTAAATTTGTATTAGATAATGAATGAGAAGTATTGATCCTTCTTAAAGATACACCATCAAACTCATATTTAAATACTAAATCATTCAAATCATGTGAAGATGGGATTGTATTGTCAACTCCTCTAAAAACAGTTCCAGTAAGTAGATTTGATACACTATCAACAGAAGTATATGAAATTATTTCGTCATTAATTAAAATATATCCAGGATTTAAATTACTCACTGGAATATTTTCAAAATTTACAAAATTATCAACAGAATTTACAGATATTGAGTTATTTGTGGTTGATGAGTAATTAGACTTTAATGTAGTTGGAGAAATGTCACTTTCAATTCCAAGTATCTTTATTACATTAAGTCCATTATACATTCCATGATTTTGATGAAAAACTTTAAAATGTAGTCCATCTGTTGATTGATTTATAATAGAAACAACAGCACCAGTAATGACTTGATTCCCTGTAGAATTTGTGCTGATGATATTATCAGTTAAATTTATATTTAATCTTCCTTGAACATTATCTATAAGTAAAGAGTTATACGCAGAAATTACTCCAACAGTATTTGGAATAGAAATAATTAAATTTTTTCCAAATCCATCAGTATCAGAAGGAGCAACTGTTAAGGCATCCCCATAAGAATATCCAGATCCTCCAATTGAAACAGTTGCTGCAATAGCAACTCCATTATTTACAGTTAAATTAACTTTTGCTCCATTTCCGTTTCCAGACAAAGAAATTAAACTAATATTTGAATATGTTTTTCCAATTACAGAAAAATCATTTCCAGAATTAGTTATGATTAATGTACTATTAATTCCAATTGCACCAACTATAGATTTTAAATTTCCACTAAAATTAGAATTATTTTGTTGTGTAATCTTGTTACCCACAATCAAATTAGAAAGATTTAAATTAGTCAATGTATTTCCAAAACCAACTAATATTGATTTAGAATAACAAGAAACTGGATTTGGTATTAATGAAGCAATTTGATTATTTCCAATTCCTAATTCTGGATTATAAAATCTAACAGAAGCAGAAGAAGTGGTAAAATCAGCTCTATATAAAGTAAATTTCAAATCCTCAAGTTGACTTGGATCCCAGGTAGAACCATTTTGAGATTTAAATAAAGATCCAAGAACTGGTTGTTGAGATACAATAATTTTTTCAGAGTCAGGTTTGTTTACAGTAGTAATATCAACTTCCCCCATTCTTGAAATCCAAACATTATAATTATTTGATGCCGATAACAAAACTATTGCGTATGAATTCCCAGTTTCCAAATAAACAGGAGATGAGAATGTAAATGTTGTAGGAATGGAACCATCAGATGATGTAAAAATGTTATTTGGATCTAAAATAACTTCAGAAAATGGAAGGATAGTTTGAGTTGGTGTTCCATTTTGCATAGTTCTAATTTGAATGGTAACTGGGAGTTTATCATCTTTGGACCTAAAAAATATATCACATTTTGTTATAAAAACTCCATTTGGATCTGTTACTTCAAATGATTCTGCAAGCGGATCCACCCATCTTGTTTGTGATGACGATCTAAATGAATTTTGTGTATTTGCAACTATTCTACTATCAGTAGATGTTGTTGTTCTTTGGTCAGATACCGTATTTCTTTCTATACTTGCATTTTTAATTCTAAGAGTAGATGACTCAACATTTTCTAATGTTCCACTGGAAACAAAATTTGTTTCTGCCGAACTTTCTGAAATTCCTACAATTGATGAGTTTGTAGAACTTGTTGTTAATAAAAACGTTTTGGTTCCGGTTTGGAATGATGGGGTTGAGGGTAAAGTTGGATCTGGAATAAAGAAAGAACTAATTAATGTTCCTGAAGAATCACTAATCAATCTTAAATCCGAAATAGTAGCAACCGCTCCACTTTTTTGTCCAACTAGTTTCATTCCAACTGATACATATCCAAAAAAATCGGATATAGATTGTATTCCTAAACTAGAAATATCAACATTAAGGATTGTAGTTGTTGGTGAATAACTACCAGATAAGTAGTTTGATGGTTCATATGGATTTTCTGTATATACTTCTGTTGGTTGATTATATGGACCATATTTGTGGTTTTGTTTGGCAAGTCTGAATTGTATAGATTTTGTTCCAAGTTTTCCAATAACAGTTTCAAATTCATTGAAATTTCCACTTACCATAGTGACTTCTAAAAGTTTTGGAAAAACATAAGAAGTCACATCTACGTTATCAAAAAATGCATAAAACTTAGTTTTTGGTTTTAATCTTCTAGAAATTATCTCAATATTTCTAGATCTCATTGTAGTTATAATTTCTGCAGAAACTACTCTATCCCCTATCTTTGTAGTATCATATTTTGAAGATACTGCATATTGTATTCCTTGTCTTGTTTGATTTGTTGTTGTAGTAGTAGTTTCACTTGAAAAAGTAGTTACAGTGTCACGAATTGCTTGAGTGCTTACTTGACTTTGCCTCATAACTCCATCTGGAGCACGAGATGCATGAAGAGCAGAAGTTGCAACCCATCCTGTATCTGATACAACAGAACTTTGATTTAATTGACCTAAAACGGGACCTGATGATGTAGATGACCCCGACCAATTAGTTTCCCAAGATCCCCAATCTACTGGAGAAAGACCAGTATTTGTGTCAACTGAATATTGCTGTATAGTTGCGTTATAAGACCCTTCAACATCTATTGTTCTTTCTGTTTTTCTAGGATCCACCCAAGTATCACTTTCTGGATTTAATTTAATAGATCCAATCCAATTTATTGTATTGAAAGGATTAACATTTTCTGATCTTGTTGCAAATTTATTTTTTGTATATTCTACGTCATTATAATTTAAACATATAACATTTCCTACTTTTTTAATATTATTAGAACCTAAATCATTTACATAATTAATATCAATAGTTGGATTTGCAGTTGTTCCAACTCCAACTATTGACTCAGATCCGAGCAGTAAATCTAAAGAAGTAGCATATGGTTCTGGCCTTAAAAATCCATTAGATACATCAATACTTGCTCTATAATTTTCATTTGATATATCTCCACCATAAATTGATCTAAAATTATCAACAAAAAACCCACATTTAAATTTATCTAATTGAGTTTGAGGATCTCTAATTGTTAAATTTTGAGTATCAGTTTCAAGTAAAGACAAAGAGGTATAATATTCAACATTTGAAATTCTATCTTCTAAAGTTGAAATATCTTTCATTGTATATCTTTTATGAGAAGATACTACAATTTTAGCATCATTTACATTATACAAATATGCTGGATAGTATATAGTTGCTATTTCTAAAGCATTATTTAATCCGTCTGGAACTTTTGGAGTCAATGAAGAAATTCCCTTATTTAGAGCAAATGTTCCTTCTTTTGTCAAAAATAATTTATCAATTCTTGGCAAATAATAAGAATATGATAAATTTATATTTCTATTATTTGCAAATGTATTTGGAGAAGAATTTTGATCAGGACTAAAAATTCTTGAATAATATTCAAATGGAGATTTATTGCCAGTATAAGGAAGAACTCTTGGTCTTACATCAATAATATCAGTCACTCTACTTCCATTTATTGATGCTATGTTATTTTCATATCTTATACTATCATATGAAGTTGCACTTACAAAATCTCCACCATCTGTTTTATCTATACTGTAGTAATTATAAATTATTTTCAATTGTCTATTTGGAGATGATGCATTATTATTTCTAATTATTCTTGAAAAATCAAGAAACTCACTTCTTTGACCATTATCAAAAGTAAATGATTTTTTTATATCAAAATCACCTATTTCTATAGAATAAACAATAGAAGTTACTTTAGATTCTTCAAATAATATCTCTTCGTTTGGTATGAATTTATTTTCGTTAATGTATACTATTTCTATTTGATTGGTTATTTTATTGTCTGATACTACTGCAACAGCATTACTATTGCTGCCAATAACTCTTTCACCAATAATAGTATTTAAAAGATTTGAACTTGTATTTACTAAATTTAATTTTGGTAAAGATGGTTCATCTGTGGTTGATGATTGATATACAGCCAGAACGGATTCAACATCACAAACATTTAATGATATTTGTTCATCCTGAACTCTTGTTCCATATATGCTACTGTATATTAATCCATCATTTAAAGTGCTAGCTCCAATTCCTGACAGATTAGATGAAGAATTCTTTATGGTTATTTTTTCACATCTATTATATATTTTTTTGCGAGTGGAACATTTATTTTTTTTATATGTTACCGTCAATATCGCTTGTCCAGAAGAAATATTTAAATTTTGAAGAGTAATAGTTCTTCCAGAAACAGTTAATTTTTGATCATTTAATTTTTCAACTATTCCACCATACTTTTCAGCTAAATTATAATTTTCTATACTAAATGGTTCTAAAGTTAAATTAGTATCAGTTTCCAATGTAGAACTATAAGAATTTGAAGAAATTGAAATTTCATAAGATTTTTTAATTAATATTTCAGATGAAGTCAAATCTAAATTAGAAATATTGCTGTATTTTAAATTAGAATATAAAAATGCATTTGAAGTATTTAAAATACTCAATGTTGCTTTTGTGACCCCATTAATTGTTGGTATTGTTGAATTTGGGAGACTTCCATCACATACATTTGAAACAGATGTTGTTGCTACAACATTAATAGTATTTAAAGATGGATTTATTGATTGGACTTTATTATAAGTGGGTACAGTTTGTCCTGGTTTTGTGTATTTAATAATATCTCCAACTTTTAAATTTACATAAAAATTAGAAGCAGAAGCAGATATGGTACTAATTCCAGAATTTTCTGCAGAAATTGTAAATTGTGTAGTTGCATCAGCAATATAAAGATTATTTGATAAAACTGGATCTGCTGTAAATATATTTTCTGCATTAGAAATTTGATGAACATCCGATAAATTATAATCGGTTACATTAGTTATTGTTCTAATTTCATTTAGTCCAGAAATTTGTTCGTTAGCAACAAAAGAACCAGATACTTGATATAATGTTAACTGATTTGAATTTGTGACATTATTCAATAAATAACCAGTTGCTCCACTATTACTTCCCCTAATAAAAGCAGGAGTAGACTGAGTTATTGTTGAATTTATTGATAAAACAGTATATGTTTGTATATCATATAAGGAACATCTCATTGATGTTGATGCATCAACATAATTTGATGTATCAAAACTTAAATCATAAATCCTTGCAATACCAATTTCAATTCCAGAACTAACTCCTGGTGTTTGGGTTCTACCACTATAAAGTTTTACTTGAGAATTTGTTCCAAATCCAATTGGAGCAGTTCCAAAGATATTGTTTATTTCTATTTGTTTACCAATATTGAATGGAGAAAATTCATTATAAATTCCTTCAGTATCTCTTGGTTTTTCTACATCAATTGTTGTTGTATTAATAGTTTCTATCTCATAGCCTCTTACATATGCTTTTCCTGGACTAATTGATAAACAAGCTAGATTTTTTGATGGTAAATTGCCTTGTTTTGTTTGTTGATTGTCATTATATATTCCATCATTCCCTGTTCTATTATTTAACGATTCTTTAATAGAAATTGAAAATGGTCTTACATAATAATCGCCAGATTGATCATATGTTCTTCTAGCAATTTCATCTTCAATTATATTATACTGAGTATCTTTTACAAACTTTTGTATTGCGCCATTTTCTATTCTTAATAATTCTATAAAATCTTGATCATTAAAATCAGTTATTGATTTTTTGATTAAAGTTGCAGTTATTTTTAATCTATCTGCTCCATCTGCAGCATAATTTGAAAAACCATTTGCATTATCAAAAAGATCTGGATATTCATTTGAAGCTATAGCAATCTCTTCATTTATAAGCAATCCAACTCTATATGAAGGAGTATTTGTGTATGGATCTAAAATTATAATTTGAGAAGGAACAAAAACAAAAAATCCACGAATAAAATAAACTCCATCAGCAATTTTTGCTGCTGATCCAACAGAAGTTGAGTTTTGAATAACAGATGTTACAATAGATGAATTTGCTCTGATAGTTGATAAAGAATAATTTATATCTTCAAGAGTTATTAAATTTTCTCCATCAACAAAAGTTTTTGTTGTAAAATTAGTATCACTTGAACTTTGATATTTTACAAATAAAGTATAGTTTGATACATTATCTTCTAAGGGACTATAATAATATTCCACTTTTGCAGTAACACCACTAATTTCCCCTTTTAATGTTATGCCTATTAAATTGTCAATATAAGAAGAAACCGGAATTCCAGAAAAAGTATCATTTATTTGAACTGATGTATACTCGGACTCATATGCTATTTGTCCAGGAATTACTACAGATCCATCTTTGAAGAAATGATTTCCAAATTGTTCAATTTGATCTTGAAGTATTGATTGTAATGTTGTTAATTCTCTAGCCTGAATTGGAGTTGCTGGTTTAAATAATACTCTATTGTAATTATTAGATCTTTTAAAATCATCAAAATACGGAGAAACATTTAGATTAGTATTTTGGGGCATTTTTCTTTAGAACTCCAATACAATTTTAATATCTTCTTTTTGGCTAGGTGATAAAGGAACTGCCGTTATATTATCTATGTAAATAATTTCACCTGATTTTGTGTTATATTCAGCAGAAGCAATTCCAGAATTGAATACCAATCCCAATTGATATGTATTATTATTTATTGTAAACTCACTACCATTAAAATTTTTATCAATAGATAGTTCAGGGCCAATTCTAGTTGAGCTATCAGAATGAATAATTAGTTCTCCTCCAGTTGAAATATCTGGATTTGAAGTAAATTGATTTATAGTATAATTTACATAATCTGTTGCTAGTCCAACTGGTTGATAATATTTTAAAACTCCAGTAATACTATCCCAAGATGCGACAAATCCAATAGCAGTTGAACCAAAACCAACATTTTGTGTAATAATTGAATCTAAACCATAAGTGGTTTCAGTTGTTACTCCAGATAACTTTAACGCACTTAATCCACTAACTTCAGATTCAGTTAAAAGTTGAACATCACTTCCAACTACAGTTGGATTTTTTATAATTCCAACCCTTCCAAAATCATTTACATCAATTGTATCTGGGTTTTGTATATTTTTTTGGAATCTTGAATATATTAGTGCTCTATATGCTCCAAGTTCTCTATAGATATCATGACCATGCCCTCCTTTTGGCGGAATAATAACATCAAAAGTTGCAATTGTTCCAGTATTTGATAAAGAATCTGGTATTCCTATTCCTCCTGGTCTGAAATCAATTTTCCCCTTTGTATATCCAGAACCACCATTTGAAATGTAAACATCAGATACAGAACCAGTAGAATCCACAGTAATTGTTGCGGTTCCATCTTTTCCATCTCCCAATATAGGAATGTTTGAAAATGATCTTGGTAATGATTGACTAGATTGATATCCAGATCCTCTATCAGTAATTATAGTAGTATATATTTTTCCATTAATTGCATTATTTTTAATTGTCAAACTTTCTCCCGAAGATCCCCAATCCTCAGGAACTGGCATATATTCAATAGAATCAAATTTAACAATTTGAGAAGGTTTTATAGTATAAAGATATTTCCAAATATATCCATCTCCACTAGTTCCAGCTTGCCTTGGCTCTAAATCAACAAATGTGGGTTCATCAAATGAAGGTTTTCCATTTGGATTATCTGGATCAGAACCATTATTCAAACAAATATAAACTTGTAAATTTTCATTAATCACAAAGTAATTAGAATCATAAAGTCTTGATTTGCTAGTAACATTTGTTAAATTATAAATCGTATAGTCATTTCTATACATATCATAAATTGTTCCTGGAGTCCATTGTAATTTTGGGACAACTCTACTTACATCAGCAGAAGTTACCTTTTTTAAAGATACTATTGTTTGTTTAATTAAATTTTCTTCATTAAATCCATCAAGAGGTGGTGTTGGCCAGTTTGAAGGAGAACCACCAGCAAGAGCATTTGTGCTATTTGGTTGTCCAATAAAAACATAGTAATTATTTGAAGTATAACCAACTGAAACAAGACTCTTAACAAAAGTCTCGGTATTTAATATTCTAAACTGATCTGATATAATAGCAGGCATTTTATAAGTTACTTTTTTCTATTTATTGTTAAATTAAACCAAAAGTTCTAGATACAACGGGTGCAGTAGAAAGACCGACTATACCATTATCTACATTTAAATCAAATGTTTGTGGATTTCTATTTTGTCTATTTTGATATCCATAAAATACTCCCCAAGAATATTTACCATAAAATCCAAGAGAAGTTACTCCAACATTTACATCTATTGGATACCCAGATGGTCCTGGTGTAAAATTGCAACCAACTGTAACAATTCCAGATATAATATCAGTTTGAACTCTTTCTACTCTATAAACACCATCAATAAATGATTTTGCAGTTCCAATTTTAGATTCTGGATAATTTGATAATCCACCAATACTTGTTGTAATTCCAGTTAAAGCATGACCACAAGTAGAATTGCTTTCTGTAATTATAAAATAATCTCCAACATTTAATTGACTATAATTGATACCATATGAATTTAAAGATGAATAACCTATTCCTAATAAAGTATTATCATATTGTTGAGATTTTAAAGTGAAATCTATTGTAGAACTTGCAACACTAATTTTTGTAATATTTCCAAAATCTCCTTTAGTTCTTACAGTATAAACAGTTTCAACTTTAGCAGTATCACTTTGGACAAAAAATGGTATTTCTGAATTTACTTTATAACCAAATCCTCCATCATTTATATCAATTGATACAATAGATTCATTTTGGATATTTGCTGTAAAAGATGGGTAATGAAAAGATGGTTCGGAGTATATACAAGTTCCAGAAAGTCCAACTGCAACTATTTTTTGTTGATAATCTAATCCTGAATAATACTCAAAATCATTAATTTGATTTAACTGATTCGTATTTATTGGAATCCAATAATTTAAATCATTTGATTGATAGAATTTTCCTAATGAGTCTGACAAATAATAATGATTATTATAATATTTTATATTTCTTAAATTTCCTGAAACACCATCTATATTATTTAATGTCCAATCATTTTCTCCAGTTGGTGAGGTTAAAATAGTTAAATTATCTCCAACAGCAATGAATAAACCCTCTGCCCAAATAACTTTATATAAATCATTAGTCGTAAAATTATTAAAAATTATATTTACTGATTTATTCCAAATTTTTCCATCTCTAGAATAGAGAATAGTTCCAGATTTTCCAACAGCAACAAATTTATTTTCATTGCTAGTTACTGATAATAAATTTTGATTTATTATTGATGGTGAATAATTTAAAAGCGAACTTGTTGTAATACCAGCACCATAAAAAACTGCCCCACTATTTCCAACAGAAACCCAACTATCAAAATAATTTGAATATACAACTGAGTTCAAATTATCAGTATAAGTAGTTGGAACATATTTTAGCTCATTAAAATTAGATTGAATGTCATATAATGTCAAATTATTCCAAGAAGATACTGTAGTTCCTATACCAACGCTTTTTACCACTGTAGAATTGTTTCCTACAGATAGATATATAAATTCTTCAGATATACCTGTTGGACCACCAACATCAACTGAGTTTAGATTATTTAATCCATACTTATTAAAATTCCAATTTATTCCTTCTTGACTATCACATATTACTCCATCATCTCCAACTAAAACGAAAACATTACCATAAACCAAAGAATTTAAACTGCTAATTGTAGTTATTCCAGAAGTTTGTTTCCAAGAATAAACTAAATCTTTTTCTAATAAACTTGAATTTGAAATTTGGACACTTGGAGAAAGGATATTTTTGTATCCAACTCCACCATAAGAAATCAATATATTTGATATTGTTGATGCTGATGATACATAAGCAGTCCCAAATGCTGGAGCAATATTTTTATTTTCGACAATAAAAATATTATCATTTTGATACGAAATACTATCAACATAAGAAAATATTGGAAAGCAGTTATCTACATATATTTTTGTATCAGATGGTAAAACTTTTTTAATTATTTGAGCAGTAGGAGTTACTTTTGAATGCAATCCTGGTCTTGATTTTGAATATAAAACTCCATTAATAATCTTATCTTCAGTTTGCTTCGTCCAGTCTAAAGCTCGATTTGTTGTTGTATCAATTCCAATACTATCGTAAGTAAATGTGTCTAACTCATCTACTGAAATAATTTTTTTAACTACTCTTTCAAATTGACCTTTAACTAATGGTTGATATAAATCTTTATTGATTTGTATCGTATCTCCTTCTTTAATAGTTGGAGGTGGAACAACTTCCAATACATCACGAACTGAACCTTTATAGAACAATATAACACAATTAGAGTTGGGTTTTGGTGCTTCTGTAAATATTATTCGTGAGTTTTTAAAATTGTATGAAACTCCAGGTTCTTGTAATATATTATTGAGATATATTAAAATGTTATTATTGATATTTAAATCAGATCCAGGAAGAGTTTTTAGTGATATTACACTTGTTTTGTTATTTTCAGTTACAGTCAATGAAAAAG